CGTCACGGCCCTCTTTGGCAATCGCGGACGTATCTTCAAGCCCCTGCCTGAATCGAGCAAGATTCTCCTCTTGAAGCTGTTTGACCAACATCATATTATTTCCCATGCCGGTTTCAGCTTCGTTCTGCTTGCCTGCGGCATAACCGCGTGCCGCGCCCCCAAACGCTCCGATCAATCCCCTTGTCAAGTCCATTATGCCCCCTGTCGGATAATACCCGGTTGCTGGACCGGCTGTTCAGGTTGTGCTGAAAGGTCAATGTTCATCTTCTGAGCGGCTGCGTCGGCGCTTTGCTTCAGTTCGTTCGGGTCATATTTCCCAGATGCGACACCCTTCTTTACCTGGTCACCGATAACTTCACCTATCGCCTGCATGAGTTCCTGCTCTCCAAACTCGCCTATCCCTGCCGCACGTCCGACTATGGCGATCTGGTTCAGCAACGCAAACCCTGCGACGAATCGGACGATATCCGGAATATCCGCGCCTGAACTCTGGTCAAGTCGTTCAATGACATTTATGCAAACATCGCTCAACGACGAATTTTTCAGGCTTTCAATAATCGCGTCGCGAGATTCCGCCCCATGGATAAGTTTCATGCCATTTGCCCAATACTCTTCAAGCAACGGCATTTCCTGCTCTGTTACTCCCATCTGCTGTAAAATATCACCAGAAGGAAGGTCACCCGGGTCTTGCGTGGCGGCTTGTTCGTTCATGTGCGGCTCCTCAATCGTGCTCTGATTCGTTCAATATTAGAAGTGTACTTGTTTTCAGGTATTTCAAATCTGCCGAATTGATCATTAACCCCAGATAAATCAATAAGCCCCGCCTGATCGCGTCTTATCTGTGCGTCGGTCAATGCTTCTGCTTCTTCTTCCGCGCTTGGCTTGCCAAACATTTCAGCGGCTCCTGAGATTCCTTGCCCTATCATTTGCGCTTTCGTGTTACCTGCGGCTATTTCCTGGTTTGATTTCAGCAATGCGGCCATATCAGGGCTTACGCCACCACTGATTATCCCTGTATTTGCGCTGCCAGCCGTTGCAGCCGGGGTCATCCAGCTTTTTGTGCCTGTTGCCATCGCCGCATCAAACGCTGTTGGCGTTGCCGTGGTCGGAAGCCCGGTTGCTACAGGCGCAACGCCTGACCCCGCCAAAGAAGCCTCTCCTGCCGTGGATGCCGCAGTTGATGCGGCTGAAGCTGATGTCGCGGCACTGTACCCTGTCATTCCGCCGCCTATTGCGCCGACGACTGCACCTGATATTGCACCATCTTTAATGTCGGCCCCAGTGATAGCGGCTGTTGCTGCACCTGCCAGCCCGCCGATCACCGCCCCGGCAACCACTGATGCCGCTACCGTCCCGGCTACGCTCGTGATTCCGATTGCGGCTATACCAGCGCCAACGATTCCCTGTGTTGCTACAACTGCGATTGCTGCCGCTACTGGTGGCATAATGTTCTCCTTAAAATGTATTTCCCATCTTTCCGCTCGCCGCCGAACTTTTTGATATTCCTTTTCCCCCATCGGTCAACCAATTCACTCGGAGGTGTTGCAGTTAAGACAGAACAATCGGTATTCTTGAACATCCAATCAACCGCCATCTTCAATGTTTTCAAGCTTCCTATCATGTGTGAATCATATTCTCCTGTGGCGGTTTTTCTGAATAAATAAAGAGAATTATCGTCAGGCATCAAAACATATGTGTCTTTGTCTTGCAAAACATACGCAAAAACCAACCATGGGTCATCGGTCCCGCGATATGGCCATGCGACCCTGACAACTTCTTCTATGTCATTACTCGTACATCGGCACATTAGGTAGCTTTATGTTCCCTGTCGGTGTCGGGGTAGGTGTTGGCGTTGGAGTAGGTTCAGGAGTATTCGTTGTCGTCTTTTTCACCGGCGAAAGCGGTTTTGGTGCAACCCAATCAAGCTTCACGCCTGCAAGCGAAGAAACAAGCTGCACGTTTGTCACGTATCTGGTTGTCGCGATATCAATCGCTTTGTTCCGGCTATCAGCGTTTTTGAATTTCGTGCTCACCAGAAGGCCGGCGACGTCTGCTTGGTATTGCTGCCCAAGCGACCCGACATATTCAGACAATGCTGTTTTCTCTGCGGATGAAATGTTTAACTTTTCTATTGCCAGGCGCGATTCATTGTCCACAACTTGCCGCCGATCCATCGCAGCATCAGCTTGTGCTTGCAATGCCGAAGAACCTTCAGCCCGTATCTTCTCAAGCTCTTTAGCGTACCCGGCTTCTTCACCGGCCAGTCGTGAAGTAACGCCACCTTGCACTTGCGCAAGCCCGGCCTGGATAATCCCTTGCTGGTTCTGCTTGGCAAGGTCTTGCTGGAATTGCGCGTCGGAGGTGGCAATAGGCAATGCTGATTCGATTGCGGCTTTTTCTCCATACCCTGCTGCTAGAGCTGATTTTGTCGGCATGCCGGTTGCCGCTGCCGTATTGAGTGCGTTATTCCGGGCAATCTGCATGTATTTGCTGTTCCCGCCAATCAGCCTATTGAGTTGCCCGGATACCGTCTCATCTTCGGTGGCCTCATAATATTGAGGCTTTATTGTGGTCGGCCACTGCTGCCCAATGATCCCAGACTGTTTCATTTGCGGAACAGCTTGAATATTTTGTTTTTCTTCAGGTGGTTGCAAGATACTCGTCGTCACGTTAATTTCTCCTGTTCAATGAGTAATGCCTTAATGATTGCTGCAACGTCTTTCATGCAACGCATATTTGCCAAGAAATATTCAATTTGCCCCGTCTCAAGTTTGCCAAATCCCACCGATAAAAGGTCAGAAATGATATCCATTTCTTTGTCAACAGTGTTTTCAACCACTACCGGCGTGGAGATTACGCCGCCATTCGCTACGTAAGTATTCAATTTGCTCAGTGCACAACTTGGCGACTTGCAGGGAACAAAGATATTGTCATTCACTTTGACAATATCGGTGTTTACGTATTCGGCTTTTTCTATTTCCATTATTATATCCCTAAAGTGGCATCAAGCGCTATTGAATATCGGGCTACGGCCTGCCCTGTGCTGCTCGAAGTCGCCTCAACCTCGATGTAATATGCGCCAACCGTGTTCACCGTCCCGCCTGTTACGCCTGATTGTGTAATCGCTGTCAGTGTGGCTGTTGGTGCCGCTCGCATCACTCCAAATGGGACATAAATTCTATTAGTGACAGGGTGCGAAGAATTATACCATGACCATCCAGCACGGATTGTCTTTTGATAATACTCGCATAATGCGTATGTCAATGCGTATGGTGTTTGCTCGAACGCTGTTGCAACCGTCCCGGCTTCTAGCTGGACATCATCAATATATAAAATATCCCCGGCGGTTGTCGTCTTATCGTCATTCCAGATGAATACAGCTATATTCTGTAGATTGTTGGTGTCGATAGAAATGTTTTCCAATTCAAATGTCTGTTCCACGGTTGTAGGGGTAAAAGTACCTACACCCTCAAGCGTCCAATTAGCTGCCCACGTCGGAGTTACACCATCCGCGCCCCAAGCGGACACCATGCTTTTTGTCGGGGCATCAACTGTGCCGGTCCACGACAAAACAGCCGCTTTTATCGTGCCGATAGTTCCAAGTGACGTGAAAGCCTTGAATGATAACGAGGCCACACTTGCATCGACATTTGCCAAGTTCGCATTTTCAATAATCTGCGCAACGCCAAATTTCAAATTTCCGGTTGCGACTGTCAAAGCGATTCTCTTTATCCAATCATGCCCCGCAACAAGCCCTTGCCCAACTGTAACCCTGTTATTCCCGTCAGAAAGGATATACCAGTTCCCGACAACATATTGACCTTGGGTGTATGTCAGTGTGCTTGGCCCATACGGCCAGATGTCCATCCCGCCATTGACCAGCAAATTTTTGAATCGTGGTGCATTCAGCGCAGTAGTAGCACTTGCCGCCGCCGCTGACTCAGAATCCGATGCCGCACTTTCCGATGCTGCCGCCGCTAATTCGGACGCCGCCGCATTTGCCGCATGTGTTGGTGCCGCTGACACGTCCGCAGCAATCCCCGCAACCGTCGTTACATCCGCGACAATATCGGCCACTTCTGCCACATCTTCAGCGATTGCTGCCACAGCGGTGATATCTGCCATTTCCCCGGCGGAAACAAGCTGATATTCAACATACCCGGAAGTCGCGTTATATCTGCATGGATAAATTTTGTTAATCAGGATATCACCAGCAACAAGAGCGTCACCATTTTGACGCCTGATTGATTTCACGCCAAGACTGTTGACGTTGATGGTGGCCGCGCCGGTGTTCGAGTGATTTGCCTTGAAATTTACCGCCATGCCATCGGTATACACTGATAATGTGTAAGGCAATGTGACGAGATACGCATTTGCTGATCCAGTCGAAACAGCATAATTAGTGGTGCCGTTGTTGATATCGGTGCTGGAAGGGACGTCCGCAAAAGCGGCTGTGCATGCCGTTGTCAGATCATTGATATGAGAGCTTAACGCTTTTGTTGCGGCTGGTATTTGGGCAGGCGGGGTGAAAGCCGTCATCGTTTTATTCTCCGTGGTATATAATGGATAATCAAGCCATCAATCTTGTGGCCTAAATCAATGTCACTCTTGGTGTAAACGATGACACCCATGTTTGTGCCGTCTTGCCGAATCGGGATTGAAGGTGCCGAAACCACCCGCGAATCATAAAAGAACTCGCCCCATGTCGCGATATCCCAATATCCACCCAGGCCTTGCATGGTGATTGTTTGAACAAGGTGTTGAGATATTCGAGGATCACCGTAAGAAAATTCTGGATGGATTCGTAGTGACGTGTATGCTTCGGGGGTGACTTCCATCACAGCACGACGGTAGCTTTTTATCGTGGTAGGTGATTTTGAATGGTTAAACGCAGTCCGGAAGTATGCCTCTATTTCTGCGCCGTCGAATGATGACCCTTTATCAACCTGGTAGACCATTCCGACGTCATCACAGATATATACGGTGTCGTCATCACATTGGATTGTATTGAAAATATTTATCGGGTACTCGAATTGCGTCGGGTAAAAGACCTGCGACCAATCTAGGCCGGTCTTTTCAAATCCGGATGTCATGCAAATGCCGGTTCCATCGCTGCCGTAAATACGGTATTGGTTCTTTGCCCCATGGACAGACGATGCAACCACCACCAATTCCATGGCGTCAATAAGCGGCTGAATTGCGCGGCTCACAGTCGCTTGCGAAAAATTTCCGTAACTGTCTGAGCTTTCAACCTTCACGACGCCCTGCAAGCCAAACATGATGGCCCCGCCCATAAACTCCCGAACGGTATATGCTAATCCGCCTGAACTTGGCGAAACTCTCTCAATCTGAAAATCAGTAGTGGAATGGCCGGTTATCTGGAAAATATTCTTCTCAGAAACAATGCCGATTGCGTCCCCTGGTAATTCACAAAAACCCGTGTTTTCATAACCAATCCCGATTTCATCCGCCCCGACAAACGCGGTCCATTCATACGGCCTATTTAATCCCGAATGCCCGATACTCCCGATGAAAGACAGCCACAGATGCCCCTGGTGTGCTTTTATGTGCAATGGGGTATCGGTAGTAAACGCGGTGCTGAGAGGAACGTAGGTTGTACCATCAAACTCGAAAGCCCTGTTTTTCCCGTCCGCGCCCCACATTCTTTCAGTTGCGACTTCCGACCCAAAGTTATAATTGACGGTCTCAACCTTCCCTCCAGGAAGAATTGTGATTGCTGTTGCCAGACTTGACGCTGTTGCCTGTGTTGCCGATGCGACCTGCAAATCATGTGTGGCGTCGAAAGTGCCCGTTATGGTGGTTATGATTAGCCGTCCTGCTGCGTCAGCGCCCCACGCTCCAGATTCAAGAACAACCCTTTTCACAAGAGCAGTTGCCCCGCTCACAAGTTGTGTTACGGTATTCCCATCAACTATCAGGCCTGATCCGGCGGTAAAACTTATTTCATGGAACAACGTTACCTTGACCCATCCTGCCGCTGTTGATTTCCAGATGTCACACGCAGTCCCTGCTGCGTTATCCCGAAACACGTAAACAACGCCACCGAGCTTCCCGCCTCCGCGCGTCGGCCCTGTGCTTACTCCTGAGCCGGGGGATGCTATGTCGTCACGGTAGACGTCCGCTGTTGCATTTTTGGCTACTGCATGCTCGTAGCTCGTTTCACACCCATCTTCAACAGGTAGCCCGACAAACGCACCAACTACCAGCCCCCCGACGGAAAAATCCTCGTCAGTTTCATCAAAAGTGCCGGTTACTTTTGTCAGAATCATCTTACCACCGGACGTTGCGACAACATACCCGGTTGCGCCACTCACTGCCCCGGTGACGGTATTGCCAACAGCAACCGTTCCAGTATATTCAGCGCAGTAATACACCGCTCCACTTGGTGCTGTCCTCCCGTCAAACCGCTCATAACCACCAACACGCCGTAAGCCGCCTGTGTCGTTCGCTTCGTAGTTCTGGAGCGCCGTCACTTTGCCGGGTGATATACCGAGCGCAGGGCTAGTCATGTCCAACCCACCACTGAGCTTGACATATTCGACTGATACGTTCGGCATCATGCCAGCGGTGCGCCCCATGTTATCCTCGGCAACTGTGAAAATTCAAGTGATCTGCGGAGCCGGGTATATTCAGCTTGCCCGAAAGCGTGTTTTTCAAGCGCTGCTAACCCTGCACCGTAATAAATCAATGCTCGCCACACGATAATCATGTGATATTGCGACGGGAAAACAGGTTCAGAAGCGTCCGCGATGTCCATTTGTTCCGGCTTTTTGTAATACTCGCCCACAACTGTATACTCTGTGTCGGGTGTCGGCCAGAATATAAGCGAGTTGTCAGGCTTCACCGAATACAACGAGGGCCTGCCTGTCTGGATAGTGCCGATTTGTGTTGACTCCTTGAACTGCGCCCACGGCATATACTCAATACGTTGTTCATCGGCCTGCAAGAGATACACCCTTGTGTCATCCGTCATCCATTCACCAAGGTCGGTGATATTAACCCCGGTGGCTGTATATGTCGAAACGCTTGCAATGGTGTTGAAACTAAACTCCTCCTGCATGAACCGCCAGTTCTTATGAAGATTAAGAATATCCTCATAGGCAGAGTTGTACCACGTAACCAGCTCCAGCATTTCGCCGGTCTGGTTGGTTACGGACACGGGGCCGGTCAGGCCCTCAACGCCGCATTCCATCCGCAATCTTTGAACTCCCTCAAGGAAGTTCATGTTGCAAGCAACCCTTTCAGCCACTCTTTGCCGTTAGGGTTCTTATCAGTATGAACCACAAACGGGTAAGACAGAACAGTCTTTTCTTTCATTTGTAAGCTGCCAAGGTCCCGAGGGTCAAGAAGTTCCTGCACATATTTGGTCGTTCGGCAATTCGCGAGTGCTTCAACATATTTGCGCTTCACCCATGTCCTGCGGCCTCGAACGATGGGCTGGTTGATCCCATTCACAGACGGTGCGATAACGTCCAACTCGCCTTCAACGCTCGATGTATGGACCTCAATTTCAACCAGTTCATTAGCAAATATCTCATCCCCGATGTTTTCAGCAACGGCAACGATCCCGGAATGTTTACCGATTTCCGACATCGGAATGCTTTTTTCTTTGCTGTAATCTGCGTCAAACTTATCTCTTGCCATGTCTTATTCCTTATCTGTTCCCCGGAGATTTTACCCCCGGGGCACAATATTGGTTAAATTACGCGGTGAGCGGAGACACAGGGACACAAACCAAATCATAATATGTGTCAGTGATGGTTGCCGCACTCAGTTCGGTTGTGGCGCCAGTAAAAGCGCCGCCGTTGGTATCAATCCTGATTGCACCGATGCAACAGGTGTTCGCCGTCGGAGTAGGCCACCGAAGGACAACTTCCCCGGCGGTCAACTCAGTGGTGGTCACAGCGGTGCCCTGGACAACAGTAACTGCACCGGCAGTGCTTGCACAGACCAGATACAGACACGAAGTCAAGTCAGCTTGGGTCAGTCCGGTAAACAAAACCACGTCGTCGGTATCGGCAACATGGTAGATTATTCCGTTGATGCAGTAGTCAACGCCTGCGCCGTTCGGGGCTGCGATCTTCGCTTTTGCTGCGTTGCTGCCAATTGCCAACCCTGCTTTGCTGAGGCAGCAAGTTCCGCCACGTGCGAGTTCATTCAAATTCAAAGTCATTTCCGTTACTCCTGTAAGAATTTTTCATAAATTGAAACAAAATCGGCGGTCAGTTTCCCGGCGGAGTCCATCTTCTTCAACTCAGCAACAATCATCCCGGTTACAGTCTCACCGATAGTAATGTCCTTTTCTTCGACTGTCTTGTCCCACTCGATCCGCTTTTCCGGTCCCGATCCTACTTCCCGGATATTAAGCAACTTTACCTCTTCGTCGGTGAACGACAGTGCTTCCCTTGCCACGCGAATCAACTTCAAATGTGCATAGGTTGCCTCTTTCGGGATCAAGCTTTGAATCAACAATCTTTCCAGAACGCTTAACTTCATTGATACCTCCTGAAGATATCCCTGGTGAAATCCGCGAGCAGGCCAGCCAGGAACCGGCTTTTCACGCCATAGTCGCTATCTCGCGGAATTTTGTTCATTTCTTCCTTTTCTTCTCAGGCGGTTTTTCTGCCGGAGCCGGGGAAAGAATTGTTTCGTTAATCATTTCCTGCTTTGTCGTAGCCATTACAAACTCCTGTTACTCTGTGCCGTTATTGACGGTCGTCATCAACATGTAATACGGGGTGCCATCTATCAAAACCCTGATAGCGTGTGTAGGTTGGTCTGTATTGGCCTGGAGGATGCTACTTGCACCGGCTGAACCAAGCCCGGTAAAGTTAAATACATACCCGCCAGATTGCCATGCAGCCACGCCGGCACCCCACGCATTGCCGGTCAAGAATGCAAGAGGAACACCTGTGCCATACCCTGAACCACTTGTGGGCACATTGATCTCAGCCTCAAAACAACAATACGAGCCGTTACCAATAGCAGCGTCAGCCATGTCGATCTCAGCACAAACAGCACCGGCAAGACCAGTCACATACCCGGCAGAAGAAAAATCAATCTTGCCAAGGATGGCGTTTGCCCAATTGCCAACCTGAACGTTGGATGTCAAGACAGACCTGAACGCCTCAGCGGTATTGACTGCCGATGCGCCGGTAAGTGTCTGCAAAACTTCAGCGGTCATAAGGTTGGTAGCGGTCGCAGTTGCCGTTGTCCTGGTCACTACGAGCTTGTCCGCGCTCTGATCCCAAGCCATTGAACAGCCGTTTGTCGCACCGTAAGCCACCAGATCAACGCCTTTGCTCCCACCTGTTGCGCCGATGCTCAAAGTGCCGTTTGTATCTGTTGACGGATTCCAGAACACACCACATCCAGTCGTGTCGCCGTACAGATTGAACAACAGACCTTTTGTGTCGGCACCGATGTAAACCGCACCGTTGGTGTCACCGTCCGCGTCAAACAGGACTTTATGCAGAGCAGTGGTGCCGTACCAAATAAAATCACCGGCTGGAGTGCCAGACACGCCCATTTGCAAAGCAGCGGTCGAGCATGCACCAGTGATCTTAACACCAGTTGCGGTTGCGCCGGTAATAGCCACACCGGCGGTTGTCTGTGCACCGATAGTGATTGCGGTTGTATGGTTGCCGGAAATGTTCAGCCCGGCAGTCGAACCGGTACCCGCAAGTGAAATCGCATTCACCCCAGAAAATGCGCTGGTGATGCTGATTCCGGTTGTGCCGTCAGCGGCAATTGAAATACCAGTCGTAAAAGCGCCTGTCAGTGAAATCGGAGTAGTAGCAGCTCCGAAGGTCAGGCCCTTCAGCGTATATGTCGCCCCGTCATTCAGGAACTCGCTGAGCACATCAAAAATTGCCCGTTGGGTCCGCTGATCGGGGATATTGTTCAGTGAATTGCTTAATATTCCCATGGCGTCACCTTATGCCAAGTCAGATGCACAGCATTCGATCCTGAGCATATGATTTTCGTTGAGCCTTACACCGCCGTACCAGAAATTGGCACCAACGTACCCAAAAGAGCCGGTCGGGTTCGCGTGGTTGATATCCTGGGAGGAGATGATAGTCGGCTTGATACCGGAATAGTTGTAACCCTTGAGGGAAACATGGCCCCAAGCTCCCTCAGCCATGATGATTACCGGGTAAACATCACAGTTGGCAGAACCAGCAGACAACATGCCAGTACCGGAATAAGCAGCACCGGCGGCCAGAAAAGGAGCAAAGATCGGGCTTGAAATAAACCGGAAACCTTCGCATTCTCCAAATTCACGCGGGTGGATCGGCTTGATTGCAGAACCGTACTCAACCCGTTTAGTGAAACCGGGAAGCGCGCGGCAATCGGCAATGAGATGAGAATGGACAAAAACCGGGTAGCCTGGCTCAACGGGCGCAGTGCCGAAATTCGGGCCTGCTTCAATCGCAGAAGTTACCATCGTTGCGCGGTTCGTCTCGAAAGCACGAACGGCTTTGCGGAGGAGATTCAACGAAATGCCGGTATTAAGTCCGACTCTGGTGGACCCATTGGCGTAAAGAACACTCGACCCAGCCCGGATGAAACCGTATGCGGCCAGTTCCGCAACCTCAGCCAGGGTGGTTGAACATACCTTGACCATATCGTCAGGAATATTGTCCTCATACATCAACTGCGCTTTGTCGGTAAATTTGAACAGCGCGGCATACTTGGTCAGGGACACGGTAATGTCGGTGTAGCTGATGGTGTTTGCCGTCGGGGTCACGCCCTCGGAAGTAACAAACGAGGAAGCAGTTATTGACGGGGTGCCGCTATACCCGACGGCTGGGTTTGCCAATTCAGCCGACCCGTAAGGAGCGATCCGGCGGAATACGATAGTATCTGTTTTGTTGAGGGGATGTTGTTTCTGCTCACCAAAATGCCCAAGGACACGGATGTCCTCAACCATTTTGAGCATTTTTTCCTCTGCCTTGATTAAGTTACGACTTGCTACGGTTGAATACTGTTGAACAGTCATGTAAATCACCTATATAATTGCTTTCGGACATGGTCCCGGTACTCGTCCAGGGTCATTGTGTCCTCAGATTTTATTGTCGATTGCGGAACCGTTTTAGGGCTTTCCGCCTGTTTGAGCCTTTTTTCTCTGCTTGTTACCGTGGCGGATGGTTTCAAAAAATCCGAATACGCATCAAATACCGCGATAGCATCGTCCGCTTTTTTACTGTTTGCCAAGCCCTTGATATTTGCAGGTTGCGAGTTGAGCCATCCCCAGAACCCGGAATCAGCGAGGATTTTCTCTCGATACCCAGGGTATGCGAACGATACAATCCGCTCCTCAACCATATCAGCAATGCGGCTTTCGACTTCATTGGGGTCTACCGCTGGGCCGGGGGCCTTTAACCCCTGAATTTTCTCTTCCAGCTCATCGGCAGCATGGGCTATCTTGCGCTCCATCGCATCGGCCAAGTCCGGGTCGATAAGTTCCTTCGCTTCTGCCCATTTCTCGTCAAGTTTGGCTTTCTCCGCTTTCCTTGATTCGGACCTCAATTCATTTTCCCGCTGGAGCTTTTCCGCATCGCGCTTCGAAAGC